AGAATTGGCGATACTATTAATATAAACAGTCAAATTTTGCCCTGAGGGATTGGATCCCACAAATTGCAGCAAATCCCCATTGTACGCAATAACGGGGTATGCTACATCGTATGCAATGCCTTTCATGATAAGGATATCATCCTCACTATATCCGAAATGCTTTGCAATGTCGATCATAATGCGAAATGAAGCCAATGTCAGTTGTGCAGGAAGACGCAAGTCATACTTGCTATAATCTCCTGCTAAAATTCTATCGACTCCAAATTTGTTAATATGATCGTCAAATTCCTCCCAATCTGGTCCCATGGGATTCAATCCCACAGCACACTCGCTCAACTTGGGGAATAGTGATATAAATCGTGCTATTGGGAGGAAATATTGTCTTACCAACAGTTTCAAAACCATAGGCGCAGCCTGAAAAACTCTGACTTTGTCCTTGGTCAACAGCGTTGGTTCGTCCTTGAGACATCCCTTAAATATGGGATAGTATCTCTGCGCAAGCCGATAAGCAGCTTTGGCCTGAGCAACTTGTTCCCAAAAAATGGGATCTAACTCAGCTGGATTCTCAAAACCTTCATAGTCTTCTGGGTCCAACAATATAAGCCATTTGCTAGTAGCTCCGGTGAACGGAAAACCTGGGGATGAATTAGACGGCATTTTATTTACAAATTTCTTGCCATCCATTCCACATACAGTCTCCATTTGAGTCAAAGGACGAATGTCTGAAGCAATTTTAGGAAATTTATCCTTCATTGCCAACAGAGGTGCTGTATAATCCTCAACAGCAGCCGTCAACAACTTTGGAGCAACCCCATGGGAGGGAATTGCTGTATGTTGCAACGAAATGCGAAAAGGATCTGTTGTTTGAAACTTTGGTGCTCCCCATCTTTGTGGAACTCCGCACACTGCCTTAACGTGCGGAGATAACGGTGAAGTTATGACTTTAGAGCGGTATGTTGCTCTCCCACGAACAGTACCAAACACACGAATGTTCGGAGCTCGGCCATCTTGGAATTCCAATTTGTTCAATGGACTCTTCACATGTATCTTTGAAGATTCCAAAACGGGCTTGTCAAATAACTTCTCGGGAAAATTGCCTTCACTTGGACCTATTAAAACTCCTGCCTTTTCGCCAAGAACCTCGAGTGCATACTCAAGATCCGATTGACATATTGAACTGGCGAATCCAAACGATCCAGTTTTGCCGGCGACATGTATGCCAGTAATCATGGGAGCAATCTTTTGTGCCACTAATGCAGAACCGCACATACCCTTATAAGATTTAATATCATATCCATGACCAAAAGGCGTGCAACCATTTTCTAATAGCTGTTGTTGCCATTCCGATCGAGACTTGAAAACCTCAATAGAGCCATCTGGCGATCTCACGGGCATTAAAAATGCAAATGATTTGGCGTAATGGGTCACCGGAAAATATTCCAACAGGCTCTTCCATGAGCCTCCTGCTGGAACGTATACCATACTGACATCAGTGTCGGGTATTGGCACACTGTGCATGCGTGACAAATCGCAATGAAAGTTACCTCCAATTTTAGAGATGTCATGGCGAATAATATTGACACGCTGATTTTCCCATTTCTTCACAGAATGCGTTGCCATCAAAGCGACATTTGAACACACAAACAGCATGTTACTGATGAATGTATCACCAATCATACAAGCTGCAGTATTCTTCGTCACTAAATGGAGAAGGTCCGCATCTGTGATAGTTTTTGATTTCGATGAGGAGGGTAATGGCTCCACTTCCACATTCGCCCAGTTTAATTCTTCAGCGATAGTATCTGTGATGTCGTTTTCATCTCGCTCATCAATATCTTCTTGTGTCGGATCCATATAGCCCTGTGGCTGTAAAATCTGTCGCATAGCTCTAGCTCTCTTGGCAAACTTATATACGAGCGCAATTGTTGCACCCGAAGCCAAAGCCATCGCCGTGCGAGAAACAACATACGAACTCCAATGGAATGCGTGTTGACGTTGCATTGCGAATTGTTTTTCCTTTAACCAAACATATGTATGTAAACCAGAAATTATTACTAATGCAATACACGTCACGTACAACACAAGAATTGTGGGATCCAAGATCAAAGTTACTGATAATGAAGAGCATATCACAGTAAGCCACATCCAAAACGTGGCCACCATTGCAAACTTCACTAAGGAGATTGAGATATAACTCCTTATCATCTTTCGAGGCATAGGGACATACCGAAGGAAATTGCAAAGCGAAAGAAACTGCTCGTTATATCCTTCAATAGTCTCCGAAACACGAGAGGCGGCTGTAGCCGCAGTAGAAGCAGCTGAATCACGAGCGCTAGTAAGTGAGGAGATGGTCGTCTCCATAGCGCTGGTAACAGTTTCAGTAACACTATGCTGCTCCAATGGTTTACCTCGAAAAGTTCGTGGTTTTATTTCTCTTGGATATTTGTTCTTCCGGCGCTTGGGAGCTTGCACCGGAGGAGACATGGTGTCGATTGATCCAGTTCTCCAATTGAAAAAGTCCATATCACACACGCAAACGTCTTCAGAACTCCCACAAGACTTACAAGTCTGTAGAGATTCCGCCAAGTCTGAATTACGTTCAATGGCTCTCTTTTCAAATTCAAAATGTTCTCGCGACGCCTTGACAATAAATCGCAATGCGGTTTTCATATCTACGTCAACCATTTTGACCCCATTCACCTCAACTGGTGCAAACCCAACTGTTGGACGTTGTCCTGGAGTGGGATTGGGTACTGGAAAAGCTGTCTCTATAGTCACTAGCCAACAATCTGGAATCTTTGGAACATCCCCATCATAGTGCTCTTCCACTTTTCGCCTATCCAACATATCGTTAGTTGCAAATTGTGGACGTACTCTCACATCCAAATATACATCTGCTCTCCGACAAATGGATGCAGGTTCATTGGAATAAACGGACGAGTTCAAATCCTTCACATTGGTAGTGATGACTGTTGCCTTATTTTGAATGGTAACTTTATTCTTAAGTTCTAACGCCGCCATTCGCGCAAAGGTTTGGGCAGTATTTACGACATCAAGAAAATCATCGCACGGTGAATTCTCACAAAATTCCGGGCGAACATTCCCAAAGTCGTCAAAATGCACTCCATTTATATAAGAGCGCACATGGTCCTGCCAGCGCTGTCCAGCCTTCAAATACACTATAAACTTGGAATTGGCATCGTATCCATTAGGTGCCAAAATATGGTGCATTATCAAAGGTGCAAAAGTACTCTTCCCAACACTGGTGCCCCCGTGGGCACAAACTGTGAAAGGTTTAACCCTCAGTTTCGCTGACATTCGGAATTGATCCAAATCAGAAATGAATTCCTGAATAGACTTTAACCGATCATTAATCAATTTGCGTGACATTGGGTTCTTAGTAATTTTCACCAAGGCTTTCCCTTCTTCGAGTGTAGACCTTAACAATTCATCAGCTGCATTTTCATCAACATCAATCAGGCCGAGATTGCCTGGCATTGCATATTCATACACTCGGCGACATTCCAAATACTTCTCATCAAAATCAGTAAATCGAGTCTCTCCATTTAATAGAGGACGCAACGATCCAATTTTGATACATTCGTAACCACCTTCGACAAAAGTCATTATGCAATCTAAAACTGCATCAAACAAATCGTAGGCGGAAACAAACTTGGGAATGCACAAATCAGAAAACAGTTTCATACCTTTAACTGTACATTGCACATCTGAAGCTTGGAATAATCCAATAGCTACCATCATAGAAACTAATTTAGAAACATGTGAAAATGATTCAGAAGTGGTAGCTACCTTCCAATCTCGATGGAAGGATTTAAGTGTGGCGAGCCAATCCCTAGTTACTGACTCGTCACTCACACTGGAGGCATCTTGTGATGGTAAGGCGATGATATATTGATCCATAAACTGCTTTGCAACAGAAAAGATCGAATTACGACAATGTGTCTTGATATACAACAAAACAGTCGTACATACGCCGGTCCATGAATTTTGATGATACAAAGAGGAGAGAAGTAAAGCGGCATTCTCAATTTCATTTGTAATAAACTCAGTGTGATCTTCGAAAACATCCATCACGTCGAACAAAGATGAAATTAATCTCGTTTTATATGTATGAACGAAATCGCATTCTTGTTCTTCTAGCGGTCGTCGTTCTAGCTCCAAAAGAACCAAAACAAAGTCAGCCGCTGACTTGATTCGAACATGATGTGCACGGCGCATACGAGCTACTGCTCTAATGGCTCTTAGGTGCAACGAATGTTGTCGAAAAAGTGCCTTTACATTAGGCTGAGAGGAGTTAGCAATTGCTCCAATTTGTAACGAATCTTTCAAAGTGTACATCTCATATAGTTGAGGTTGCACACTCTAAAAGACTCGTTGAACGGTGCCCCGATTCAACGAATCTTAAAGAGTTTCCCCTACGCCTTGACCGGTCCTAACCGGCTGTCGCGGACTTCATTGGAAGCGGTCTCATGGGCTATGAGACTTCCTCAGTCCAGGCGGAAAGGTGGGGTGAGCCTACACACCTCGGTGTGTGGTACTCATTCTATAATTAAACACTGACTAAGAGCAAGCTCTTTCAAATCAACATGTTCTAAGAACATTTTCAGACAGCAAATTTTCAAACTGCCCTACTTCCACCTTTCGGCCCTTAGGGGTTGGCGCTTGCCAGCCCCCCACTCTACATACCTTTGTCGCATTATTAGGGAAAATACGAGAAGGTCATTATAAAATGAAATGCAAAAGTGGGGGAAGACGTGCGTCTTTCCACGGACGCTTTATTACCGTGGTCGAGCCTATAACTACTCGAATACACCCTGTAAACAGATGGTGTGATATTATTTCCTGTTCACCTCTCAGGAATCGAGCTTTTGTCCACGTAACCCTGGGACAGGGTGGCTGCATTTAATCTCAGCAGCTAGAATTGAGCCCCGTACTGTGGGGGTCGGATTGAATAATCGAATCTAGGCTAATTCTATCATATCCTACAAAAAGCCAACAATCATAAACATCGAAATGTTTCATGTTGGGGCCTATGAAAAGGGGGTGATTGCATTGTGTCCATGCTTGCAATCGGGTAGCATAGTAAATAAACCAATAAAAATTGAAAATATAGATAACAGTAATCATTCAGGGGTAAAAATACCTCTAAACCTGGTACGCGTTAGCGCACCAAGAGTAAAGGTCTAATAACCATGAATGCGCGCAAAACGCGAAATGGGTTATAAACCCATAAACCGGTGCCGGGGTAACGGCACAAGTATCTTATAAATCCTCGCAGGAGTGGACGCTCC